TTTAGCAATCTGTTCTTGCATAGCAGCTACAGATTTAGGAAATACCTCTTCAAATACGCTAGTGCTAGTAAAGCTACCATCAGGATTTTCTGTTATTGTTTCTAGAGTTTCATCGTTGTCTCCAGTAACTGTGTATTTATTTTCTGTAGAATTAAATTCTGTTGTAACTACCTTATTGTATTTTGGGTCAAACCTAGAAATTGTAATAGGAGCGTTTGTAAACCTATACGTGCCGTCACTAGTTCTTTCTAAACGAGCTTTACCAGAAGCTATATCTGCATCTGTAACATCAGAAGGGTTGTCTGCAAGGCTTACCGCATCTTCTCCAGCGAACGGACTTATCTCCTGATCGTATTCTTGTTTATTTACGAGATTTGAACGCCCTGTAGCAAGCCAATGGGTATAAGCATCGGATTCGGGGTCAATAGAATAGCGCTCTCTGTACTCTTCCTCATTAAAATCTGGGCGTAATGCTAGTGTAAACGCTTTACTTGTTTCTTTATAAAATGGTTTAGTAACGTCATCCAAGTTAGATTGGTTCGTAAGCAGTGTATCTTGTGCTGCATCGACGTTATTTAATGATCCAGTATGTATTTCTAAGGCTTTATCGTATTCAGCACGTAGAGATTCTTCTCCAGCCGTTATATCGTTATATTTAGTGTTCCATGCTACAAGCCGGTCACGAAGTCCTTGATCTGTACGCCCACCTTCTTCGTAAGCGGCATTGTCATCCTGCCATTGTTCAAGACTAGAAAAACCTTCTACTTCTCCGTTTCTCATAGCTGTAGCGTTAGCTATTACTTTATTAACTGCATCTGCAGCCGCATCTACAGGTAATGCTGTTTCATTTGCTTTTTGTGCAGCGGTTTCAAAATTACTCACACTATCTGATATGTTAGTAAATGCTTTATCTAAGTCATTACTTTCAATAACAACATCTATAGCGGCGTTAATTTTTCCTTGAAATTCTTCAGAAACATCAACTTTTCTAGCTGCGTAAGGGTTTGCGCCTTCATACGCAGTTCTAGATATATCGCCTACAACCCTAGCTATTTGTGCTGCAGAATTATCAGACAAGTCTTTATTAGAAATTGCACGTATTGTAGTTTCAGCAGTAGTAATAGCAGGAGCTACTACCTTAGCAATTTCATTTTCACTTGGTGCCTTCCCTTCAGAAAGCGAGCTAGCTACCGCTGCAGCAGCACCTCCTGATATAACTTCTTTTGCTGCATCTGGTAAACTACTGTAACCTTCAACGGCAGTGGCTAATTGTTCGCTAATAGTTTTCTTCGCAAGATTAAAATTATCTGCAAATGCCGCGCTTTGTAAGTATTCCGCTTCACCACTTAACGTGTCATTACCAGAACCACCGATAAGAACATCATCCCCGTCGCCACCAGCAAAATTTGCAACGGCAGTAACAGCGGCAGCAACAGCGGCAGTTTGTCCAGCTTCAGCCGTATCACCTCCAGAAGCCGCCGCATTAACTATTTGTCGTGCAGCAGCGCTTGCAGCAGCATTAGCTATCTTAGCGGTAAAACTACCAGCTTCTAAGTTAAGACTATTAGATAAAAGAGACCCAGTATTAGCTCCACTTGTTGGAGCCAGTGCGTAAGCCGTACCTGCGGCGAAGACTATATCTCCAAAACTGCCACCGTTCCTTGCAGAGTTTGCTCCAGCCACCGCTGCCATAGCAAAAGGATTTCCTGAAGCTATAGCGCCTAGTCGAATTATAGTTCCAAGAGGGTCATCTGTCATACCCTTTACAACATTGCTAGTCATACTAACAACCGGCTCAAGTACCGCATCCACAGCAAAATCTGCAACGCTGCTTACAGCCTCACCTACAAACTTAACAGGTGCTGTGACTACGTTAGCTACACTTGAACATCCCATCTAAGAAACCCTCGGTATAGGGTCATTACCAGCCCTAAAATAGGTTAAATAATACCCGTTATCGTTTTCCCCAATGTATACTTTACTATCCGTATTCTTGTTAACTACACGTTGCACTAATTGTGCTAACTTCAATACTTCAGAACCAGTAAACGAAGTAGAATAATGTGTAATACCTTTTTCACGTATATATTCTAAATAGTCTAAAGTATTGTTAAGATAGTTTTTACCAGTATCTATATTAAATGCACGTCCTACCATTTTGTTTTTATTAGGACCAACACCACGATTTGCTAGGAATACAGTATTGCCAAATTGAACAGTATCAGCAGTAGGTAACGTACTTTCTTTTGCTATAATAGCTAACACTGTAGCTATTGGAGTATCTCCAGTATCAATTTGATGTACTGCTTTAGCAACAATCTCCCCGCTAGGTAATTCTTTGTCACTACTGCTTATAGTTTCCATACGAGCCATATTGATCTACCCAATCTCTAAGAAGCTAGCAACTACGTGTAACCTGTTAGCAGTAGCGGCATTAACTTTTATAATCTCGCCTTCTTCAACTACTAATGGGGCTGTAAGCAGCTCTATAGTAGTGTTTGCGCCTACCGTCTTAACTTTAAACAAACTGAAAACAGCGCTTGCAGCATTAGTAAGTGTGACAGTTATAGTATCTGCATTACCAGAGTCTTCAGATACTAATATAGATTTAAATATAGCCGTTGTAGCTGTAGGGCAAGTATACAGCGTAGTTACACTAGTGGCTGTAAGATCTAACTTAACATTTTTATAATTATTAGCCATCAGCCTATAAACCACGCTGCAGATTCGGCGTATTCCTGTGCTAAAGCATCTCTTAACGTGCCGTCAACTTTAGTAAAATATAACCTGAGTGTTTCGTTATACTGATTAAAATATGACCGTTCGTACTCTGTTGGGGCAAAAGCAAGAGGTGGAGAAACAAAATCTAAGTTTGTATTAAATGTAGAGGACATTATCTTCTCCCATCAACACGCATATCTAAACGAGGTGAACCTAACTGCCACTGTACTCCGGTTGTGGTAGACTCAATCTTTATAGACATTTGCCTACCACGTACACGTATATCTAACTGATTAGTGTATTTTTCTACTGGAGCAGTAGCAGACCTTACAACCGCTCCTGTGCTGTTACCTCCTTCTGAAACTGGATTGTTGTACCCAGAACCAGAATTTTGCAGAGGTAGAAGCGTCAGAGATGCAGTGGGTGCGTCTGCTGTAGAGCCTTCAAAGTTCATATCTGGCAGTATACGCGTCACAAGCGTAAATCTATCTCCATCATTTGTATCAAATTCCCCGGAAGTTATATGAGCATTTATAGCTGTTGTAGTGCCAGTTTCGTTGTCATCAATACCTTCTTCATGGTTAACTATATTAGAGTTATAGGTAGCTGCAAACGGGAAATCACGCATCCCGGAGTCTAACCAAGCAGTTCTAGCTAAAGTACCGTGATACCAAATTTTGTCCTGATGATTGTATATAACATATCGATCTATGGTGGTAGCTTCATCAGAGCAATAAAACCACCATATTTCATGGTATTCTTCGTTCGTGCCAGCAAATATTTGATCGACCTGTAGTTTATTAAGACTAGTAAATACGTGTCGTAACAAGTCACATTTTAATGTTTGTACTATACTACCATCAGACGTATAGAATTTATCTTTGCCCATCCAATAAGAAGCGCCATTTGCATACGCAACTGCTTTAGTAGATATTATAGACGTGTTTTCTCCTATAAGCTGTGCGCCCCAAACTACTTGTCCTCCTACATACTGCAAGCTGTACATAGCGGTATCGGTCCATATGTTCACTGCTTGCCTAGCTTGACGAGCAGATATTATTTCTGACCCTCTTGATAGGCGCAAACTACCCGCTTGATTAGTAGCTGAAGGAGTCCAATTGGTTGCATCTTCTTGGTCAGACCATCTAATAAGCATAGGATCTTGAGTACTCGTACCTATGGTATTAGCGCCAAAACAGAAAACAAATCTATTTATGTCTGATATTAATATTAAATTTTGTACTGTAGGTACATCTGAAGCGCCACTAAGAGAGGAAAGAAGAACCCCACGAGTGGTTACCGTATCGTCAGCAGTCCAGTAGTATATTGGCCCTTGTTTTGGTCCAAATATAAGATCTTGCCCAAAATTAGATTGACTCCACGTACGTAAAGACACAGTGGAAACTCCACCATTATTCCATGTACTATCACCCCATGCACCTGCACCCCAACCATTTAAAGGCACAGGCACTGCAGGGCCGGGGCTTATTTGGTAAGCAGAATCGGTAGCACTACCTCCATTACCCGAATCTGAAGCATTAGCAGCTACGGATGCGGTTATAGTATATGTATTTACGTTAGTTACGGATACAACTTGGTACTCTGTATTTAATATAGTAGCAGTTATATTTCCGCCAAGAGACACTGCACTGCTAAAAGTAACAAAATCATCCACAGATGCCCCATGTCCATTATCAGTAACAGTTAATGTAGTAGAGCCGTTAGTAGCAGCAAAGGTAGTTGAATTAGTAGTAGTAGCTCGAAGAGGTGTTATATCGTAATAACTACCACCTAACTCTAAATAAAACTTTAGATTAGTACCAACAGCAACTAATTTTTGATTAGCTAGTGTAAGCCAAGCCCATAAAGACCTACAAACTCCTAGAAAAGTATTTTGCGATATACGTTGCCAACCTCCTATTTTTTCAGGAAATTGTTGACGAAAACGTACTTTATCGCAGTCATACCACCCATTCTCAGCGGAATATCTAGTTATTTCTTTGTTTATGCCCGCTTTTAACGTCAGTTTCTTTAAGGACATTACTAATTACTCCTAAACCTCTCCATAAGCAGGGACAGAGGTTGCTTGTATAGTTACACTCTTTTTTAGCCCAAGATCTGCTCCGCAGTCCGAACATTTATCAGCGGCTAGCTCTGATTCATCAAGGTCATACCCACAAGCGGCACATACTATCTCTATGCTGTGTGATGATACTACAGTACCATCTGCTAATTGTTCAGCTTTTACGTCTTTTTTCATGCTATTACTTTCATTCAAACGATTAATTAGGTGTGAGAAACAAGATCCTCTCAGCAACCCTACGTCTAACTAAACCTTTTAACACACGTCCACCAGCCTTACGCCACTTAGGAAACTCATCCGCTGCACCTTCATAGTTTTGACGGTTCAGTAACATTCTGAGTGTAGAATTTTGCACGTTCCCACTCCCAATATTGAACCCCCAACTACAAACCGCAGAAAATTGATTTACAGTCAAAGGTGTTTTGATAAGTCTTTTAACTGCGTTCTCAATATGATGCACTTCTTTTCTGAGCAAAGCCTCGCCTTGGTCTTTCGTAATATTAGGATGGTCAGCGGTGAGAGGATGTCCGTCAATATCCCATGTAGAGCCGTATGCAATCGTCCAACGGTTTGCAGGGCAAAGGTAAGGTTCAGCAGACCAACCCTCAAAACTTTTAATTATCTCCAAGCCCTGCTTATTTATTTTCACGTCTGTTGCTTCCTCGCCATCGTCCTGCTGCCAAACCAAAATGAAACAACTGCAGCCCAGATAGCTTGAAACTCATCATTCCAGATCATTTTAAATTGCTCCATAGTCATCCAATCCATACTGACGCAGAGGGTTAAAACACCAAATTCTAGTGCCAAAGCATACGTTAAAACAGGGCGCACAGAAGCCGCTAAGTTCACACACCAAGGGCTTGCCTTTGCTTGCAGATTAGCATCATGTTTTAGTAACGCCTCACTCTCACGAATGTCAGCTTCAACATGGGTCATTTGCAGCTTCTGCGCTCCTAGCACCTTCTGGTTCTCTAGCTGCTTATCCATCAAGCGCAATTCGTGTGCTTTGTCTTGTTTGTCTTGGAAGAAATCCATCACTTTAGGCAGAAAGCTAGTACCAAAACCTAAAACTGAACCTAGTAAACTAAGCATAATATGCTCCTATCTTATATTTTTTAAACACTTTTCTTTTCTTCCCAGTTTAATTTTTTAAAGTTTTGTCCTGATGAAACAAGACAAGATATTTCATTTTGTATACCTGTATGTACAACAGTAAAACTATTAGAAGGACTAACAAAAATAGTAAAAATAATTTTATTTTCGTAAACACCTGTATAAACAGGATCTTCATTAAACTTTCTTTTTAAAAACAAAATTACTTCAGAAGCTGGCGCACATCGTAATTGCATTGGCTGCACAACAAGTTTAACAGGTTCTGCTGGAGTTGTTTGGCATCCTGCTAGAGTAAAAATAATAAGCAGTAAAGGTGCGGCCAAAGTTACAAGGATTATAAATATTGGCTTTGTTTTTCCTTTTTTACTACTTAAAATTTTTTTCATAACTAGCTACTCTTGTTTAGGATGTTTGCCGTTGTGTAATTTTTTCATCATATCCGCTTCTTTAAATAACATCTCTTGACCCATTTCTAAACGAGCTAGACGAGAATTAAGATCTGCAAGGTTATCTACAGAATTTATAGATGCTAACGTATTTACACGAGCTGTCAAAACACTTCTGTCGGATTCAGCCTCATCTAGTCTTTCATCAAAATTAGACTTATATTTATCGTGATTCTTATGAAATAACTCAAGATCTTGCATTACACGGCTTAAATTAGACTTAACTACTGCGTAACCCCCTGCAACTGTTGCGAGCAGAAGAACACCTTGCATTGCGTGGGAAGCTGTTAACTCCATTTTATTCCTCCTTTGGCACTAAACGCACAAAATCTAAAACAAATCCCATTGCTGGCGGAAATTGTACAGCTACCCGCCGTTCAACTTCTTCAATACTAGCTGCATTTTTAATATCGTAGTATAAAACATTTTCGTACTCTGCAGAAATACCTAAATCGTTGTTCCAATCTTCTCCAGAACGGATCTTTTCTCGAACAACTTTGTTGTACACACCGATTTCATAGTCTGACATATTAACAATTCCCTGAAACGCATCTGTTAATCCAGATTATGTACCCCGCACCTCCACATATACCAAGTACTAGAAGCAATTTGCCAAATTCTCCCACCCAATATAAGATTTTATCCCAAAACTCTTTGTCAGCTTTTCTTTTTGCCCTCAGTTCCTTAGTGGCTTTAATTTTGTTTTCTTCATCGACAACTATACGACGGTCATGTTCGGCTTGAATAGCTGCCCATGTCCCAAAACCATACTTGTCGTCCACATCAATGGACAGGTTCCTCAAAAGTGTCTGGTTGTTCCGCTCAGTTACCACATCTGCAATGACAGACTTATAACTTGAATCGCCCGCAGCCGCCGCTTTTTTAGCTTTTTCAGCTTTTTTAGTTAAACTGAATATATTGTCGAGCGCACTAGCTACATCTTTAATGTCACTAGACATTTCAATGAGTTTTTTAGCTCCGACGAGGGCTGCGCCGATGGTAATAGGGTCCATACATTTTACCTATTTCTTACTTTGCATAAGACGAGCAAGAAACCTCTGCGACTTCCAAAAAATACGTTCAATAAAAAACATTAAATCTTTTACCGCGCCTTTAATTCTTTCTAACATTCTATATCTTCCAGAGCATACCTGCCATCAAAAGGATAAGAGAACCTGCACCTGTAATCATCACTAGCTCAAGGCGTTTTATACGCTCAATGGTCTCTTTCCATCGTTCCGCACAAACAGCTTCGTGTGTGTTTAGTTTAGCTTCTACATCTTTAACTTTAGCCATTCTAATATCCTACTTCGGGTTGTCCGACTTCACCTTATCAACGATAACTTTCATGGCGGCTTGGTCATCCCCGCCTTTCCAAAGGGCATCAAGCTGATCGCCAATAGAGGGGTAGCTGCTTGCTCTTTTGCTTAAAATTGCGTTAGCATCATCTGCCGTTTTATTGTTGTCAACAAGTGTCTGATTAAGNGTGGCTGACCCGTCNGAGACAGTCCAGACAGCAGGTTGCCNCCACGCCTCTAGNCCATCGGCTACTTTATCTTCCAAGTAAAAAGCGTCTTTGTCACCACTTGCAACGCAAGATGCTACACAGGTTTTAGCTTGTTCCTCTGTGTCAGCTACATTAGTTTTTTGGATGTTACCGTCGCCGTCCCAAGAAACTACTATTGAATACGTCATGTTATTTCCTTATGTCACAGTTTTGTTGATACCTACAAATACATATCGTCCAGTTATGTTTCCTGCACTTGGAGAAAGCTGAATCGCATCAACATCAGCGGCACTTAGACGGGCAAAATATAGTTTTGAATATTGAACGATTCCGTTGGTATGGAAGCCGAGGTTGTCGGCAATTATTTGCGTATATCCCGTGCTATCTGGGGCTATGATTGTTACCTCTCCGACTGCATGTTCCCCAGTCCCCGCACTAAGCAAAAACCCACCATTCGATGCACCTCTAGTTGTACGACCTTCAGGGCCATCGGCAGTAAAATCTACGGGAGGAGAACTGCCATCATTAATAATGTGACGCCATCGATAATCAGAGCTACCACTGTCGTAGCTTGATCCACCATTTGTAGACGTGCGGTATCTAAGGTCTGCACCATCTGTGCTGGGTGTCATTTCCCAGTAAATCTTATAAGCGTCATATTTTGAGCTATCAAATCCGGTTATAGGCACTGCCGTCTGGGTGCTGAAAGTAGCTCTTGCAATTACGGCAGAACCGCCACCGCCAGCATCCGTAAATGATAGAACTCCAGAGCCGTTTGTTTTGACCACCTGATTGGCAGAGCCGTCTGCTATTGGATAAGTAAGGCCATCAATTACAATTTTTCCCGTCCCATTTGGTAACAATGTGAGGTTGCTGTTGTTAGTTACTGCTGTTACAGCATTAGTTAAAATTGTTGACAATGTGTATCTCCTTTATGGTGCTGTAGGCCAGACGATATCGTCAGGGTCAGACTTACTAGCGGGTAAATCGCGCAGGGCTTTTCGATAAGTTTTCCATGCGTCACTCATTGTCACATCACTGTTTGCCATCCAATCAGACTGTGCCATTAACGTGTCACGCTGTGTTCTAATCGCGGCCCACTTACCCGCTAGGGTATCTGCGGCTAGTTGATCCGTATCTTTAGATGGCGTGTCACCACTAACGTCCCAGTAAGCTAATTGATTATCTAGGTTTTGAACTACCTTGCCACCATACGTAGCAACGTGAGCATCAGCATCTGCCTTGCTATCAAAGTCTTGGTACTTAGTAATTTTCCCGCCACTATGGGAAACAACGGCTGTAAATTCTCTCATCTTAATCTCCTACATATACATGATATTAATTGTACCAGCGTCAAAACTTTCAGAGCCACCCTTAGTCGTAATGCGCACTTGTGTTAATTCTGCTGATAAATCTTTAGAACCTGCACCCCACGAATGATCGAAACCATCACGCCTAAATGAGCTGCTTGAAGTCCAAGTGTGATTTGTTGGGTGGTGTAGTGACAGTATCATTTGACCGCCAAAAGCATTGCCAGCAGCATCAACTGTAATTCCAAACCCTTTGCTTTCATTACTGTTTGGTGTGCCGTCAGACGCTATTGAACCATTTGTATTTGAGCTTCTTTGCGATCTATAATCTGCTGTTTCTATCCCACCGCTATCACCAATCTGAACCATCCATTCGTCTGCCCCAGAGCTACTAAAGTCGTGCATGGTGACAACTATAAAACTAGTTCCAGTAGGTATTGACCCAAACGTCATTGATGTGCCAGACCCAGATTGTGGGGTAGCGTGTGTAAATCCAGCGGAAGGAGCATCAACAAAGCTGAGAACTCCAGAGCCGTTCGTTTTCATAAGCTGATTTGCACTGCCGTCAGCCGCTGGATAGGTCAAGCCATCAATAGTTACAACCCCGCTACCCTCTGGAAGTAGAGCTAAGTTGCCACTTAGGGCTGTGACTGCATCTGTTACAATTGTGGACAATTTCTATCTCCTACATGTACATAATGTTGATGGAACCAGCATCGAATGTGCCACCACTAATTTGTAATTGTGTTAATTCGGCTGATAGCGATTTACGTCCCCCACCAAAGCTGACGTGTGTGTTATCCTGTAGTAATACATGAGTCTCTATCCACGTATAATCCGAGGAATCTTTAAGTGAAAGCACCATAGTTCCTGTCGTGTCCATGGATGCGTTATGTGATCGCACGATAAACTCTGAAGTAGCATTTGTGGCACTTTGGCTTTGGCCTGCTTCAATATTAATACTGTTTGATCGATACCCAGAAGTCTCCAAGCCACCTGCGTCGCCAATAGTAATATCCATGTTATTAGCGGAGTTCATAGACACCCCCTCAAACATTATTACAATCATTGTTGTGCCTGTTGGGATGCTTCCAAATGTAAAACTAGTTCCACTTCCTGTGGATTGTTCTGTCCCAAGAGTAAACCCAGCGGAAGGAGCATCAATAAAAGAAAGCACCGCCGATCCGTTACTTTTTATGATTTGGCCTGCACTGCCGTCTGCATGAGGCCAAGTCAAACCATCAAGAACTAGCTTGCCAGAACCTGTTGGGATAACCGCTATGTTACCATTAGTTGACTTTTCATTAATTGTATCGACTTTAAGTGTACTCATGTCATATCACCACAAAGGTTGCGCCATCTGAGAGTGTAAGCGTTACCCCAGAAGCTATTGAAAACGGACCTGTGCAACTACCATTGTCGGTAGCTACCATCGTCTGCGAAGTGTTAAGCGTGTTTTCATTNACTCGTATAATATCTCCGCTGTTGCCAACCGAAGCTCCTGATGCACCCTCCCCCAAGAAAGCACCGCCNCCGCCGCCACCCGGTTTGGTCCCAGCTAAACACCAACCTGTTTGTCTATATGTGCCACTTCCATACTCCACGAACTCAAGCTCATCTCCAGCTTCTGTTGTAAAGTTTTGCGCTCCAGCAAGAATGAGGTTGGTGCTACTATGCGTGAGTTGGCAAGCACCATCAAAGTGAAGTTTAATGACTGTACCCGCTCCACCAGTAGTGTTGATACTGGTAATGGTTGTAGTGCCTGTGACATCGAAGTAGTTGCCGTCTGTCCCCACGGCCAAGGCTGAGTTAGATGCGACATCTGATCCTTTAGACCACTGCGATTGACTGCCATTTGTGGCAATGTTTCCACTAGCTGTAAAGTTACCTACTACAGTAACATTAGTGGTTCCCGTAGGGATTTCGAGAACGTCAGCGTCAGCATCGTTTTTAATTGTTACATCGTTAGTAGATCCTTGGCCCGTAAGTATAAGTCCTTCAGCGGCGGTATACCCAATTGCGGCATTATCCCCAGCGGCTGTGTCTCCGTCAGGCTCAAAGGTTGCTGCTGTAGCGATACCAGTTACATCAACAGAAGCTAAAACACTATTACCAGACACATCTACTGTGCCGTTAATATCAATAGCTGTAGCTGTAAGGTCAATCTCATCAGTAGCCCCGAGAGAAAGAACAGTAGCGCTAGAACCTTGGATAAACTGGCTAGCATCGTTGAATTGAATCTTACGAGTACTATTAAGTAAGACGCCTGTATCAGCAACGTGAGTGAGCGTAGTATCTGTATCAACACCAAACCCTAATACAGAAGCATCAGATTTAAGAGTTAGATCATCTCCAACAGTAACATCGCCGGCCATATCTACTTGCGTTGTGCCTGTAGGTATCTCAATAACGTCTGCATCTGCATCGTTTTTAATAGTAACATCGTTTGTGCTACCTTGACCTGTAAGAATAAGTCCTTCTGCAGCGGTGTAACCTACTGCGGCATCATCACCCGCAGACGTATCACCTGTGGCAAGAAGAGTACCTGCAGCGGTAATGTCGCCTGTTGAAGTGATAGCTCCTGAAGCAGTTATCGCAGCGGTTGTAAGCGCTCCGGTAAAGTTGTTAATAGCCTCTTCTACGTTTGTACCATCACAGAACAAAATCATTGTTTTTCCGTTAGGAATTGCAATGCCTGTACCAGAAGCAGTTTTTAAAGTAGCAGCTTGACCTACAGCGTTCTTAACGATGTAAACTTTAGAGAGTGCGGGGCATACAACAGTAGCGGCATTAGTACCTAGCTGGTCATTAGTATCAGTAAGACTGAGCATCGCTGCTCTAGACTCGGCTGTAGTACCATTTGCTGTTGTGAGTGTGTGGGAGTTAGTAGACCAAGTATTAATAACACTACGCCCTGCGATGGCTTCCTCAATCATTGAGGTTATATTATCGTTTACTACAGTACCCCAAGATCCATCTAGCTCTCCCTGAGTAGGTTTAGCTAATTTAAGTAGGGTTGTGAATGTTGTTGCCATCTATTTAACCTCTTACAATAACTGTTGCCATAATATAACAGGGTATATGTTAAAATGCACTAGCATCTTGCCAATTTGGTGTTTGAGAAGTGCTTATAGTTGCGTAATTTCGTGTTTGGCTTGTATCTACATCAGACCAAACATGGACAGTACCAATACTACCCGTTGCAAATAATCCTGTAGTAGTTACGTCTACCCCACCCCCTGCAGTTACACTTGATATAGCTGAAGTTCCTACAAGCCCAGTTACAGCAAAACTAACATTAACAATAGCAGTTACACTACCTAGTCCTGTAGTTCCTGCTAGACCTGTAGCAGTAACAGGAAGTGCAGTATTCCAAGCACCTTGGCCCCAAGTACCTCTTCCCCAACCTCCTAAATCTGTGTTTGCCATAACTTAAATATACTCTACGCTATTCGTATAATAGCCGAACTATTATTATTAGTTGGAAACTGGACTACAAAACTGCCCCCAGTAGAAGTTTTATTTGCTCCAAAATCTAATACAGCTACAGCCGGGTTACCAGAACCGGAGTTACGATATATCAAAGCTCCCCGAGCAGTAATTGTTGCGCTACTCCACGTAACATCAGAAAAATCAAGAAAAGCAGTAGTACCAGACCCTCCATCAGTAGGGGCTGTAGATATAGTAAGGCTCTCACCCCCTGCTGTGTACCCAGTACCAGATGCCTCATTACTCGTAGTGTACGCTGTTGTAGCTGCACTTAACGTAGCACTAGAAGTGTAAAGAGCTATTTTAAATGTGTCATTTGTATTACTACTAAAATCCATTTCACCGTCTAGAAGAGCAACTTTAAAGGAAGTTGCCATTGCCTGTGTGATTGCCATAATATACTCCTAACTCACCGATTGCCGGTACTGGCCTGAACGATATGTATCTTCCCGTAACTTACCATCAGCAAGATTCTTTAACAGGCCAATAGATTGTAAATATAATTTTTCATAGTTAGCTATAATATCCGGCTCACCCTTCATAAATCGAATAGCTTCAATTAACGCGCCATTTAGCAACGCAGAATCAAAGTTATCCCCTAACCACGTAGTACTAGCTGTAACAATAGAAGCGGGATAGTACCCGTAATGAAGTTCTACTGTATACGCGGAATCAGGTGTTGGCCCCAGTATAATAGCTGCATCAGAGAAAAGCGCATAGTGCGCGGGTACACCTGTTGTTGCAGGGTTTGGATAAGCCTCACGTATAAAATTAACATCTTTATTTAAAAGATACGTATACACACCGCCACTACTTAAAACAGCAATACTGTACGTGTATAGAAAACCTGATGGGAGAGCTAGATATTTATTATCCTGTGTTAATACGCCTGTTTGATTCCTACGTAATGCGGGTATTTGCACAGAGTTATATATCTTCTGCTCTGCTTGGTCTGTAAACATAGCAAGCTGATCTGCTGTAAAAGTCATCTCACAGATGTCTTCTATGTTTGTTTTTAATTCTGTGTAGTTCATATTCTAATTAAACCTCTAAGAAGTAATTACTACAACTTGACCTGTAGATCCAGTAGCAACTAAATCATCAGGGGTTAAACCAAAAGGGTCAGTACCAGCACCAACAGGGTTCCACCCCCACTGTATGCCTCTACTGCTGTTATTACCAGATTCTCCAAGACTTGTATCTGGCCTTGGATCTCTTATTGCTTGAGGGTCATGCACTGGATACAGCCCTAATTTAAGTTGTGGATGGTCAGGATCAAAGCAAGTAGGACACGCTTTTAAATTTGTAGAAAAGCCTTTACGAACTAAAACATTTAATTGTGAAAGTTTGTACTGAAACCCACATATATCGCACATAGCGATAGCTCTTCTAGAGGATGCAAATTTTGTACCCATTAGTACACCCTAATAATACGAGGGGTGAAACTTGCAGAAGTCTTGTCTCTATCTTCTCCTGCGGCTAACTCAAATTGTTCTTCGTATTCAATTTTTAACATAGGTAACCTAGAAACAAGTTCAGGATCTTTCATTGCGTTGTAATACGCTAAACCTGCTACTAAACAAGGTAAGAATCTAAAGTTCATATCTGCAGTTTCTACACCACTACCAGCGTCTTCAATACGGCGCATACGCCAGTATGCAAGCGTGTAAGCGTCTGAATCAGGTACAGGCCATACATTTATGCGAGGGGCATCAACTAACCTCTCTATAAAAATCTGTAGAGGTCTTCCACTTGACAACTTGTTAGCTATAGCTGCGTACGTACTAACACTAATACGACTTATACTAAGATCTGATTGTGTAGAAGTGTTGCCGGGATTAGTACGAATAGCTTGTTCTAACAGGTCAATAGTGTCTGCGGGTAATGTGTATTGATAAACACCTGATGTTAAAGAAAGAGTTTTCTCTTCAATAGTCCACAAGTTTATACCACGATTCTGCCACTCTATAGTAAGGAGATTCATAGACCTACGAGCAGTACGTAAATCATACCCAGAGCGCATCTCACGGCCCGCACGCTCCCACGCTTCTTCAGCAATCTCTGTGAAGTTCATGTCAAACGTGGCTGTGTTCGATGTAGCCATTTATTTTTTCCTCTTTCGACGAGCGGCTTCTACGCGTCTTGGTTTACCTGCTGGCTGTCCGAGCCGTTTTTTCTGACTAATACGCTTTCTCTTTTCAGAAGATGACATTTCAGACGACGTTTTTGGAGTCTTTGAAGATACACGTTTGCTTGGACGGCAGTAAGGAGTTCCACGCTTGTCACCTTTCTTCCGACCACACGCCTTACCAGTGCTTACATCTTTCCAATCCTCTTTGAACCATCGTTTTAATGCCAGTCCCTTTTTTGTCTTGCGTACTGCCATGAAAGCCTCATCCGCACCTAACAGCGCGTTTTCTTCTAGCCAACCCACCGCTACGAAACTTTACAGTTCCTCCAGCAGCTTTCTTTTTTTTCTTACTGCTATTTCCGTAGTTAGCAGCACCAACTTTTCGACATTTGGCAATAGCTCCTGAAGCATATGCGCTCGGGAAAACTCTGTAGCGAGACTTTACCTTACGATAACAAGCATCTTTAGCCACATCAAGAACCTTTCATAACCACTATTTTAGCTTTACGAACACCTTGTCGAGCCTTACCAACACCACGAGGTTTCTTAACACCTCCACCTTTTTTGTAACCTGCAAATCTATCAGAAAAAACTATATCTCTTGTTGGATTTAACTCTGTCGCACCATCACCTTCTACTTTTCTATATTTTATAATATTACCATCTTCACCCCTACGCGGTTTACTACTTTTTGACCCGTATGAAGTTGTAATGTTTCTGCGGTATCTAGGATCGACAGCTCTTCGTGGAAGGTCTAAAACTGATCCAGTAGGCGAGCTATCTCCAATTTCTGTTTTCTTTTGTTTTAGTTTAAGCGGCTCTACAACCTTACCATCTTTTGAAAGCACAGCTCTCTTCCGTTGAGTAAGAGTTGGTTTTTTAATTAATTTAGCACCTTTCTTCAACAATTTAGGAAGCTCTTTAGCTCCTACTCTTAATAGTTGACCACCTAAAGCTACGATTAATGGAATTGGACCTGCCATATTAAGAACCTTTCATAACTACCATTTTAGCGGGGCGTTGTCTGGTAGCTACACCACAACCACGAGGCATACCGCCTTTTTTGTACCCCATGACTTTACCGCCACCCATCATCTTCTTCTTCATCATGCCACCGGCCATCTTACCGGCTTTCTTCTTTGCAACCTCTTTAGCTAGACGAGATCCACGTTTACCTTCTTTAGATCTAAACAAATCTATACCGCTTGAGATTGCTCCCTGTATAGCTGCACGAGGGGAATATTTTCCCATAATACCTTTTTTAAACTCTTCTTCTACAAGTGCTGAAGGTAGACGTTGGTCAAAACCAGCTCCTAATTCTTTACTAGAATCAAACCTGCCTCCACGTTTAGTTTTTACTTTGGACTTTTTCTTAACCGTCTTACCTTCTTTATAGCCCATGACTTTGCCGCCCATCATCATTTTGCCTTTACCATCTGCGGCGTAGAACGGAACTTTCTTACCATCTTTCTCAACCATCTGAAGGCCACCAGCTTTATAACCCATCATTTTTTTCTTCATTTTATCTTTCTTCATAATACTATTTCCCTACTTTTTTCATGGCTTTTTTGTGAGACGCAGTGAACGAACTACCTTTACGCATAGACTTCTTCATATTCGTCATATGTTTAGCGGTATGATGTTTAGAATGTTTCTTTAACGTAGCTTTCTGTCTAGCACTAATTTTTTTACGCATTTAACATTTCCACCGTTTTCTAGCTTGTCTAAGACGACTATTAGGATTTTTAGCTGCTTTAGGAAACTTCTTCATTTGCCCAGCACTACGAGCGCAATAAGACTTACGCCTATTAGCAGATTTACTTCCGGGTTTTACTTTACCTGTAACGGCGGTTTTTAAGGTACTACCGGGGTTCTTACGGCGATACGCCGCTACTCCAGCCCTAGTCATACCTGCACCAGACTTAGTAGAGCGAAAGTTCTTCTTATTCCTTGCGGGCATATTATCGGGTTTACGTACGTTACCCCCAGATTTATAGTATGCCCGCATAGAACTATCCTACATAAAATACCGTCATGGACGATAGACCAGCTACAGAATACGTTACATATCCACCATCAACAAACAATATGCCATCATCAGGAACGTCTGGGTACTGTGTAGTATTTGCAGAGGCTACGGTATTAAACTGCATCCGTATCCCACCTGTACCAGAACCTTCTCTAAACGTAATTGTACCTGCTGTGCCAGTATTTACTGCGTACAATCCACGAAGCCGTAGCCTACCTCTAAAGATAGGTGCAGCAATAGACGCACCAGAACCGGCACTTACGTCACCTGCAGGATTACCTACGGCTGCTATTTGAGTTACAGTAGTAAAGAAAGTAGACCCTGTTGCTGTATCGTCGTTAGCTCCAGTAATAGATTCAGTTACAGCAGTGCCTGTTTCATCAGTACCAGTCACTGTAAAAGATTTACTAGAATCATTCCCTGCACTAAGGATAGTAACATTTCTAGGCTCGTCAAACGTAACCGCACCGCCAGAAGCAAGAGCGCCTCCTAGAACTAAATTAGCGTTATTACCTACAGAAGCAGCAACTGATATACCGTCAGCGTCCACAGCGGCGGCGGTTATAAATGTAGATTGAATATCAGAAGACATAGTTTACTCCCTACCTAAACCGTCAGCCATTAGCATAATCAACATTCATGCCAGTAATACGAATCCAAATCTTACCTGCTAAATAAGCGGCGTTTGTTGCAGCACCTTGTACAAGGTACACATACTTTTTAGTCAGAGCTGCCATAACAGCACCAGAATCTACGGCGTTATAGTAACCTAGGGTAAGATCGCCGTTGTTCATCATCTGAGTACCAGAAGCAACCGCAGCACCAGAAGCAGTAGTTCCTGTAGCAGAAATGTCTACGTTAATGTCTGGGTCGCCGCCAGTTGGTACTTCTACGCAACCAAACTCAAGAAGAATAGGTATACCATTAACTTCTTTAGTCAGCTCTGCAATGTAAGCGTTTGCATCTGTGCCGTTACCAATAATTCTATCACCCGTTGCAGAACCATCAAAGCCACCCTGAAGGTCAATAAGAATGGAGGTTACAATAGTACCGCCAACTTTGTTCACAAAAGTGTTAATGGAAGCATCTGGAATACCAGAACCATGAGCGTTAGGGGTAATTCCAAAAATGGTGGCACCAGTATCCAAACTAGCGTTGTTTGCTCCAGCAGCCGTAGCTGTTCCTGAAAAACCGTTTGTATCAACAACATTGTTGATTCCAGAAGTTGCAACCGTTTGAAGTTCAAACTGCTTCTGCGTTACAGTTCCAGTAGTAGCATTTGTTGTAATTTGTTGAAAGCCGTTTTGTGAACGGACGGGACCGTTAAACGTAGTATTAGCCATGTGTATCTCCTGTCTTGGCTAGTGTCAGCCGCACAACGCGACTGTCAGGGGTAAGTTGTTATACAATAAAAAAAGGGGGGTAGCAAGTACCCCCCTCTTAATATTTAACTTAGGCTCCGGGGGAACCAAAGATCCCAAGAGGATCAGAGACACCGAACGAATAACGTTCCCGTGCCTTGTAGCGACTATTACCCGTATCAAAGTCAGCATCCATAGATGTCTGCATTGGAGTACGAGTGAAGTGCTTCAAGCCATTTGGTACGTCAGTCATAAGGAACCAAGCGTCTGTATCCGTCAGATAATGGTTGATCGCATAACCTTCAGGAATAGCACCGTTATTCTTGAGAGCATTAAGATCATTATCTGCTGTGTTTACACGTCCTTCAGTTTCTAACAACCGCGTAGCAACGAATTGCAGAGCGGATGGAATAACAAGTTTTCTAGGACGAGCGGCAATGAGCAAACCACGCTCATCTGTCCAACCACCAATCTGGATAACGGCGGCTTCAAGAGAAGTCTCGTTAAGATCAGCAGCAACGGCGGGACGGTTTGAGTTGGTCCCACCAGAGACGAGCGGATGTGCGGTGGAGCAAAGTGCTACACCATCACCATAAGTTGTTGAGAAGGCATCGTTAAGAATAGCCGCCCCTTTAACTTGCTTCGTGTAAGCCATAGCGCGGGCAAGAGCTTTAGTATAACGAGCAGACAGAGAGTCATACAAGTTATCTTCAACTGCTTCTTCAGTAACTGAGAAGCCCATTGCAACGGTTTCATGTTGGTAACGAGCCGTCCATGCTTCCTGTGCGTTGTCATATTCGATGGCAGAGCCTTCGTCTTTGACTGGTGCGGCAGAAAAACCGGAAAGTTTCGTTTCTTCTTCAAAAGAACGGTCAGAAGACTCTGATTCGAATATCTCCTTATGCTCTTCACCGTACTTAGCATACTCCATACCAAACAGAGCATTAAGGCCGGGAAGAAGTTCTTTTAGTAGTTGGGCGCGTGAAATAGCCATTGTCTATACCTCCTACAATCCAACAGGGTTACGATAAGCGTGTCCACCGATGAACACGTTACTACCATTGTCAGTATGTGGGCTAAAGATAACAAGCACTTCTTGGAAGGTATCGCTACCTGTAGCAGTGCTGTCAACCACATCAATTATCTGGAATGGTAGTGTCGAAGTTGTAGCAACACTATTATTGATAGCTAACTTAGACCGTCCATTAGCAGTATTTAATGTATTGCTAATGATTGAAGCCTTGTTACCAATAACAGTTCTTCCTAATGTTGCCATTGTTGTACCTGAAGAACATATAGCGGCTTTTAATACAACGTCAGGATCGTCAACAACAAACGCACTAATATCACTAGCAACAATGCTGCCGGGATATGAGTTGTTAAATGTTGGTTGACTAGTGTTCGGGTCTGTATAACTGCAACCCATAAAAACACCTAGTGTCCCAGTAGCTGGGAAAGCGGTAGTACTTCCGTCACGCTCAATAGTTCCGTCGTTTACACGTTTTATCAGGTCGCCTTTTCCGATAGCTGTGCCGTAATTACTAGCTATCTTCATTTGTCGAGTAGCACCTGCGAACACACGACCACCAATCAAACCGACGGGTATTAGCCCATAAGGGGCGTCAATAGTAGGATAAGCCATTGCTTATAACTCCCGAGTCAAAAATTAAGTTCCATTACCAAAAGTGACCTTCGACTTCCGATCATTAAAGAGCGGCATCCGAGGATCGTTTTCTCGCATCAGGTTGTTATCGACTGAAGAAATTTGCGCTTTACTTTGTTTACCAAAATAGTCTGTACGCTCTTCAATTAATTCTTGTGGAGCTTTGCAAAGCATTAACCCTCCGATTACAACATTATCAGCGAACCTTTCTTGTTCGATAGTAACTAGCGTAATCTCTGGATGGTCTGTTGCCTTAACCGGCTCCCAACCTTCACGTAGTTTTGAGGAAACATTAGTGGCATCAATCTGACCTAGTGTAGCTACACGAATCCAATGAAATTCATAACCCGGCTCGGGAGTAGGTGAGGGAAGCACCTCGGGGCGCTGCCAAGCTCGTTTACGGGTCGTTTTTTCTCTAGTCGTTTGCTCACGGTTAATTCTGTTATCAGCCATTTGCGTCTTTCCTCATTTCAATTGCAACCTGTTTGGCGTAGTCTTCAAGGGAAACTCCTAAACGTTTCGCTAGGTTTACTTGTGTTTGCGTTAGTACAATCTTTTTAGGAGAAGTACTCCGCGTAGCGGGTGCAACCACATTCGCCTGACGTTTTGGTGTTACCTTTTCTTCTTCAGTATCCTCAAATTCCTCTGGGAATACTTTACGCATACGAGCATTAATAGTCTCGTAGTATTCATCACTTTGCAGGTCCATACCTTGTTTGGCAAGTTTATTGTGCAGTCCCAGTACGTAACTTGTCATTTCATCGTCTGAACCAAACCAAGGATTATCCTCGGCCCACTCGTTAGCACGCTTATCAACCGGCACTGGGGCAGGTTGCGTACTAACTTCTTCTACAGCAGTTTTTTGTTCCTGTAAAGAAGGTAGTTGAATATTACTTAGGCGATCAGCTTTAATCTTAGCAGTTGTTAACTTTTCTTGCGCTTCTACCAGTGCGTCTGTATCACCTGCTTCGTGTGCTTCTTTAAACTCACGTTTAGCTATTTCTAATTCAGAACCGGCGCTACGCTTCGCTTGATCTAAAAGAACAGTTTGGTTTTTAGTTTGTGAACTTTTTAACCCTTTGTTCTCTTCTATTAACTGTTGAGTATATCGTTCAAGTTCTTCTCGCTCACGAAAAGCTGTTTCTTTTGCGCGGCGTTCATCATGATACCCCTTACTAAAGTGTTTGATTCTGTTACGAACTTTATCAGAATAATCTTCAAGTTCTTCATCAGTAACTTCGTCAGGAGGATCAGAAACTTTACGTCCTCTATCCGCTTTAGGAGTATCATCAACAACTTCAACTTCAAAATCAGTATCGTCAGATTTTGCTGACCCCTTACTAGGGGTTACCATTTTTACAGCGCTAGAAGGTTTAACTTCTATATCTGGTGACTCTTCTTCATTATCGGGATCAGGAAAACTAAATTCAACTTTCTCAAAAGGCATATCTTATCTCCTATACATTGCAAATACCACGAGGATCAGGAATAACTGCCTCAATGGAATCGTCGTTCATTAATCGAAACTCTTTACCATTAACCTTAAAGCGAGTGCCTGTATTCATACGGAACATAACGTAGTCCCCTACTTTACACCAAGGACCACTAGGAAATCGCTCTTTGTCAGTATATGCGCCACTACCCATATCTATGACGACTCCCATAATAGAGAGAATATACTCGCGGTGCTTCTCTACATCTGTTTTAAGGAGCGAAGTACCCTGATAGGTATCTTCAATATCTGGTAGCGCTACTAGCAATCTGTACCCAGCCGGTATAGGTAGTTGAGCATCAAAATCTTCTTCGCTAGCAATAGATTGTACTGCTGTTTTAGTCATTATCTTCTTCCAAAAAGTTGCGCGAGAGGTCTTCAATATGTGAGAGTGCGGCGTCTAGACCTCGGATAACACCACATAATTCCCTATACTCAGGAAAGTCTTTTGGACTACCATTTGCTAGGAAAGTTATTGCAGAGGAACGTTGTTCCTCGATACGTTCTTTAAGCACGTCAAAGACGGTTTTTGCCATAGATTATATTGCTCCTTTTTAAGAGGGTTGGTTCTTATTAGATTCAGTTACAGCCTTGAATATATCAAGATCTAATTTGTCAGCTTCACGTTTAACGTCAGCATCAATTCCCGCTTTAGTTTTTTGTGCGCCTACAACTATATTTGTCTGTTCGTTCTCTACTCGTTGGGCATTTATAGCTGCATCTGCTAAATCTTTCTGAGCTTTACGTTGTAGATCAGCTTGCTCTAGAACAACATCAGCTTGATCCTTCTGTGCCTTGCGTTGTACTTCTGCTTGCTTAACAGCAACTTCTTCCCGTCGTAACTGAAGAACTGGGTCTTGAGCCTGTTCTTGTGCTTGTTGTTGAGCGGCCTGTTGTTGATGTGCTTGTGTAAGTTGTTTACCTGCGTCTGCAACAAGTCTGGCAAGTTCAACTTCAACTTCTTCAGATAGGGGCTGGTCAGGAGGTGGAAGTGGTACACCCAAGCGTTCTTCAATTTGTTTACGGTAACTAAACCCTAGATGTTCTGCTATGTGAGCCTGTAAAGACGCCATAATCTGTTGTGCTTGAGGGTTTTGACCAATTGACTGAGCAACCATAGGATCTTGCATAAACGCCATATGTGTAGCGATATGAGCATCGTGATCCTGATACAAAAACGCTTTCATGGGCTTGCCTACAAGTGCAGCCATGTTTTCGCTTACTGGATCGACTGGTGTTGCATCGTCGTCTGTAGGAACAAGTTTATCTGCGTTCTTTACTCCAAGAACTTCTATCATCTGCCTATGTAACTGAGGTAGGTCATATATCTGCGGTGCAGATTGCGCCATTTGCAGAACAGCCTGATACTGTACAACCCGTTGTGCCATAGTAGAACTGTTTGGATCACTGACAGGTATTACATCTACAGAATCATAGTCTTCCCTACGTGCGTTCATCTCCCCCCTGTATGGTTGATACGCATACTGTTCAGGTGCATATTCAGCCATGATAGCTTTGAGGAGTTTAAACTCCTGCTTCATAGCATAATGCACACGGGCTTGGACTGCGGCCATAGGCTTGAGGGTTCGCTCAAGTAGCGCCAATGTCGTACCAACGGGGGCATTAGCCGACATGTCAGAGATATTCATATCACTGATAGCCCCAAGCCTACGGCCTTCTGTTGTAATCTGATTAAGAAGTTGTACAAGAACCTGTGATGGTTCTTTGTATGGAAGTGGCATAATATTGTCACGGATACTACCTGACGGTACATCTACGTCACGCCACTCACCCGGTTCAATCGGTGTATCATCTCCTTTAATACGTAAGCCACGAGACTTAATACCACCGGGAAGGTTAGATAGAGTACCTGCGTCTACAAGCTGACGAATGAGGCTTGTACCTGCGCGAGCATACCCGCCAATAATATGAATAAGCCCAAGACCGTAGAAACCAAATCCCGGTACATATACATAATGTACAAAGTGCTGGCGCTTCTGCATAAGCGGATCATCGGGGTTCCAGTTTCTACGAACCGCGAGAACATTATTAGTGCCACGCTCAATAGTAACTACGTATGGCTTTGCAATTTCATCGTCAGAATCATCTACACCTTCAATAACAAGATCAGCGTGTACCTCGTACAACGCATAACGATCATCATCTGTTATAGAGTACCCACCTTCTTCTGCTTTACGTTGTTCTATATCTGTATGATACGGTTGTGGCTCGTTAAGCTCCATATCCCTGTAGAACCCACTTACCTGAAGTTTCTTTAATTCGTTCTTGGTCTTACGCATTATATGCGTAACACGTTCAGCGCTTTCTATATGAGACGCGCCGTAAGGCACAATAACATCTTCAGGTGGAATGTAGATTGCTATCTGTCGGTCTTTGTTAGGATCAAAGTACACTTTCTTAAATGCAGATCCTGCAAGCCCCAAACTGTACAGCAAGCGTTCGTGTTCGGGACGATACTCAACCATACGTTCTGTTAGTTCATAATTCATATCTGCTTTAACACGAGCAGCAGCTTCTTCTTTTTCTTTTGTATCTTCCCCAATAATTTTAGTCTTTACCGGACCTGATGCTGGGAAAGTCTCACTCATAGTCTCCGCTTGAAACCGGATAGCCGCTTCCGCAAGCACTGTAGAGTATACACCACACGCGCCTTCCCACGGCTCACTGCGCTCCTCATATTTGAAACCAAGGACATCCAGTCCTTTAACGAACGTATCCGCCCAGTCCTTGCGAGAATCAATGTCAGCATCTACCATTCCTACTAAATCATCAGAGAGTTCATCTAGTACCCCTTCATCTAACGACTCTGCTAGGTTAGCATCGAAAGCATCGTCATCGCTTCCTTCTTTTCCGGGTATTAATGTAATCTCAACACTACCATCATCCAGAGTAACCATATCTGGGTTTACGATTTCAATTTCCAAACCCTCTCCAGTAGAGTCTTTATTTTCTTCGGGTAGAGGTGTTAACGCTTTTTCAATAGCCATATTACTTTCCTAGATAAGTCGGATGCGCCCACCTGCGCTATATTTATCCGGTAACTTTATATCAACCTCCCGAGCAGTATCGGGTCTTAGTAGACGCATAAACAAATTCCCCACCATCTCAGGAGATTTTAAGGCTTTTACAGCACCTAGGAACTCTGGTAGAGAAATGTTCTTCGGTGCTTTAGTCCAATTGTATGTATCTTGTATAGAAACAGTACCATCTTCTTGCTGTATAGCATTAAATTGACTCAACGTTGTGCCAGCACGGTAGCTAGGGTCTGTAAACGATTGCACAATAGAGTTTACCCAACCACCCTCATGTTCATAATCCTTACTAGCATAATCTTTAGGAGATATAGAAGTTTTACCACGCGTCTTGTCGTAAGATGCAACCTGACGCTCTATGTCTTTACGTAAATCGGCAGATATATACCCAGTAAGAGGTAGGTCTGCCCCCGCCGCTAATTGTGCGAAATAAGTATCTTTATCAGCTCGCTTTAGGGTGGCGCGAAGGTCTGCCTCGTTCTTTTCATTTTCCGCTTTCTTTTTCTCGTATACCGCACGGTAGAACTGTAAATCCTCGTCACTAAAATCTTTTTCAGTGATTGGATCTGTGTTTCCTAACACGGTTTCCACGAATGTTCGCGCATTTACAGGTATCTTCTTATAAGCGGTTTTTAAAATATCTTCAATTCCTGCCATGATATATCCTAATAATAACCGCTCTGCCGAGATTTAAAATACTGCATTTCTTCTGGTTCATCTGAAGGTAGTCGTATAAACCCACCTTGTCTAAACCTCATAAGTGCCATAACCGTGGAGTCAACCAAGTCATCATGGCTCATAAAAGGAAACCCAGCAATTTCTTCTACAACTTCTTCTGCCCAACGAGTAGCAGGTATCCATACTAACTCGGAAGCTACAATATCAGCAACAGAGTTTAATCGTGCGAGTTTATCCCCTGATCCTCTATGCGGAGTATACTCCTGTACTGGAAGCCCCATTCTACGCATCTCTTGATATAGAGCTGTACCAGAACTTTTCTTCTCAACAATAAAAGAATCCGGTTCCCATGACTCATATTCTTCAAGAGCCAGAGCCTTCAGTTCAGGAAACTCCATACGTTTCTTAATACTATTTAGCAGTATTATGTTGTGAGCGCCAGTATCTTCGTTCAAGAAAACACCCCACGTAGTAAGTGCTGTGTAGTCAGCGCGGTTATGAGATTCTGCGGCGGCGTCAAGAGACATGATAATGTATTCACACGTAGGAGCATCTTTATCGCCCCACTTCTGCCACCACTCTCGTTTTACAATAGACGCTTCTTCCGCCGTAGGTTCCTGCTGGTACTGTGCGTTCCACTGAAACGAAGGCATAGATGCTTTAGTTCGCATAAGTGCGTCAAGATCAAAGAACTCAGGCCATAACGGCTTCTCGGTATATCCAGAGCCTTTCTTGTTGGCTACTTCAAGTATAGCGGGGAACTCAACTATATCGTATTGGTCAGCCAAATCGTTCTGTGCCATATCCGTAACAACACGTCCGGTTAGGTCATCCATATGCCAACGGGTTTGTATGATTGCCACACGCCCACCCGGCATCAGACGGGTACGAGCGCCGTATGTGAACCACTCATAAGCCTTATCAAACACCTCAAAGTTACCGTTGATAACATCCTGTTCCGAATGGGGGTCATCAATAAGAAGTAAGTCAGCACCGCGACCTGCAATGGATGATCCAATACCACACGCGTAGTATTCACCACCNGTATTAGTGTTCCATCTACCAGCAGACTTGGAGTCTACAGCTAGGGCTACCGTAGGAAATATAGCTTTATAGTCATCTGTAGAAATAAGATTACGTACTTTACGACCAAAATCTACCGCCAAATCAGTGGTGTGGGACACCATCATCACCTTTTTGTTGGGATTACGCCCCAAGAACCACGCTGGAAAGAATATAGATACTAACTGAGACTTACCGTGTCGTGGTGGGATGTTTACACATATACGGTCTTTCTTACCTTCTGCTATGTCCATAAGCATATCTGCAAGTATCTGATGGTGCTTGCCTACTATATAATCAGGCTGCATACGCTTACAGAACTCTATCAGGTCGTTGTACGCTTTCTCGTTATGGTTTCTCGTTGACAACTCATCAACAAGAACATTTATCTCAGCTAACTCATCCGGGCTATAGTCATCCAAGTTTGCTAATAGAGCTTCAACATCAAAGTCTTCAAAATCATCAGATAGGTTCTCTGCTCTATTCGGCATTGTCTAAACCAAGTTCTGAATTAATGTCTATAACTTCTCCATCTATAACAATATTATCATCTTCAGGATTGACAAGTTTTGCTAGTTTTGAGCGTAATTTGTCCTTCAGGTCTTTCGTAGACTGATGTGTTATGGTTACTTCTGACTTCTCTGCAAAAAGTCCTACATCAGAGATCTTACCTAACAACTCAAGCGCACGAATACGTACTCGTGGATCAGGGTTATCTGTTTCTAACACTAACTTGTTTGTGACCATATGCCGTATCTGTATAGCGCTGTCGGCAACAGACTGTCCGAACTCCTGTAGAATACTGTTTGTCATAAGCAAAGATGCAGGGGTAAGTGTTGCTGCTTTCTTGGCTGTAACCTTCTTTGAAATTTTTTCCGGGTCTTCGGCATACGCTAAAGATAATTTAGCGGCTACGTCTTTGTCTTCTTTAGAGGGATCTAGTTTTAACCCATGCTCCTGCAATTTTACGGCAGTGTTACAGGCATACTCGGCCCGTGCCTTTAAATCTAGGTAGGGAGTGTCAGAAACAAGAGGAATCCCAAGCTCTGGTTCTACAACTAAACTCATACATATTACTCGCAGGTGTTAACCGTTATGTCCCATATAACAACAAAATATAAAGTATACAAGTAGTTTGGGACTCCAAAGGGGGGTGTTTCCATATATACGCATTTAGCAGATCCGAGGTTTGATTTGCGGAATTGCGTAGTAAAAAATTTTTTACACCGAAATATATACAACTGGGGGGCATAAGCTGTGTCTAGGATTGTGCCTTAAAACTCAAAAAATACCGAAATATTCGCGTGGAATAGTATTTATATAGAGCTGTGCCAGCAAAATAATATATTGGGGTCATGGGGATAGGGTAGGGTCAAAAAAATCGTCTAAAATAAAACAGATGCCCTATCAATCCCTAGTAAATAATGCCTTTTTATTTGATACGGTGCTGAAACATCTATTGCTAATCACGTGTTAAGATGTTCTTATATACTTATCGAAGGGGCAACAACCCTTCTTAACCAGTTAGTCCACGGACTAACACTTTTAGGAAACTAAATATTATGTCAAATAAAATGTTTAACCGCAATAAAGCCATTACTTCTATTGTTAAAGGTGAACTTGGTTCTGATAGATCAAGAAGGGCAGTAAATGATGACCTCAAAGGAGATGGGATTAAACCTGAATGGTTTAAGTCACCTCCTAAAAAAGAGGGTTTGGCTGGACACGTTATCTTTTTCGAAGATACTAAAAAAGCTGTATTCATGGGGTTTCCTGCTGATGTTAGGAAACTTCTCAATATGCCTACTAAGGAAGTACCAACAGGAAACGGCGTTGGGCAATCTGGTATTGTAAAACTGCCAGATGATGGTAGTGGCAAAACCAAGTACGAGCCATCTGCTTGGGGCACTAGAAAATATTGGCAACAACAGGTCAGCACAAAAATGGGACAGTTTAAAACGTCTTATGAGAAGTATCTAGGGGTTGATAAATCTAAAGGTGCCGATCAAAATAAAACAGATGATTTTACAAAGCTACTTGAATTGGCTGTAACGTCAGATAAAAAGCTGGCTAAAATTGAGGACGCAAAATTTGATGTAATCGAGGCAAAAGAGGCACTCGCAAAATACATCACAATTCTTAATACTAAAATCTAACATNTCTGGGCTAGCCCTTCTGGGCTAGCCCTTCTTGTTTTTAATTGTTAGTCCTTCGACTAACATCTTTAAGGNAAATATAATGTTTGAAAAACTATTACCAATATTCGCCGCAATACTAGGGACTGTGTTTACTTTGTTNGGCATCTATGAGTTGGACGGTTACGTTGGCTGGATACAAGTTGCAATACTTATTATTGGCACCCACTTAATTGCGATGGCTTTCCGTTCAACTGTTAACCATTTCAAATACCAACAGGCTATAAATTCTTATCGTGATTGTAACGACTAATAAAATT